AGCGACGACAATAACGATGACGACGATGACGACGACGACGACGACGACGACGACGACGACGACAACAGCGACGACGACAATGACGACGACGACAGCGACGACAACGAAGACGACGAAGACGCCGACGACAACGAAGACGAAGACAGTTGCCACGTCTGTTACGTGTGCAGGAAAGATGGCAAGGCAACAGTCGATGACCACTCATCGCAGTTCCCAGAGGAGGGATGGTGCTACGCAGACGAGAGCACTCCCCTGGCTCAGGGCACCGCAAACGACAAAACGGACCCCCCTGATGCCGCCATGCCAGTGTCCCCGCCGCCGCCGCCGCCGTCACCATCGTTGTCACAGCCCTTTCTCACCGAAGAGGAGTGGAGGGACACGTCGTCCCTGTCACTGTCGTCCTCGTCGTCACGCGACGCAGAGGGTCGAGAGAACCTGTGGAGCCATTTGCGTCGCGACGACAACAGCGCCGACGACTACAACAGGTTTGTAGAGTTGATCGATCCCGAGGAAGTTTCAGAGTCGCGCTCGGCCACCGAGGAGGAGCAAGTTGCCAACGGCGCGAGAAGCGTGTCGGGCGCGCCGCCGCAGCCGCCGCCGCTGCAGTGGGACGACTTGATGTGGGGTGGTGGTCCGAGCAGCGATGCTACTGACGCAGACCAGTGGGGTGAAGAGTCGTGGAACTACATGAGCACCGTCGCCGAAGTCGCCGCACTGGGCGACGATCGCAACGGTCAATTGCAAGCGCCCGGCCAACTGTCGTCGTACACGACAACCAGCAACACGTCGCCCGTCGTTGCGCCACACACGCTGACCACGCCGTTGTCGGGTAACAGCGTCGGCGGCGGCGGCGGCGGCGACGTGGTTGTCGACGTATTGCCTGGACTGCCGCCGTCGTCGCCCCCGCCGTCACCGACTGGTGTGGCAACGTCGTATGACGGTAACGCCGAAACTCACGACGACGACGACGACGACGACTACGACGACGACGACGACATCGAGGCCCAGTACGTGTCGCCGTCGCGTGTTACGCGTCACACCGTGGACGATGCAATGGCTGCGCGGATGCTCGTTGTCCGACCGCTCGACGAGATTCATCGCGTGACAGCGTTTATGATCGTGCAGCGCAGTGTCGACGCTTGGCAGACGAACAAGGACCAGCGACGTGACCGCATCGGCGCTGCACTTGTCAACCTTCTTGCCGCCGAGATGCTGTACGGTCGCACGTCGCCACTTGTCGCTGCGCAACACAACAACGCGCTGCATCGATGGACCGAGAGCGTGTTGTGGCCGCGTGATGAGGTTACGGCACAGGATCGGTCGCTCCTTGCGTGCCACGTCAAGAACTACTCTGAGGGCACGATGGCCATCGTCGAGTTTGTTTCGTTCTGGAACGACCGCCTCGAGTTGACACTCGAACTGCGCTACGACGGTGTCCGCGGTCGCGTGAACACGACGGTGTAACAACCCGTCGATCGACAGACTTCGTTTACGTGTAGCGTTGTGCATGTGCGTGTGTGTGTGTGTGTGTGTGTGCGTGTTTATTTGCTCTCAATCTGGTGCCTCCTGAGCCAACCCACAAGCGCCATGTCAAACATGGCCGGCGACTTGGCGACCACCGCTTCGAACGCTGCCGAGTCGGGCTCCAGGTCTTTTGAGTAGGCAAGGAGTCGCATGGTTTCCCATGCGCACTTAAACTGAGCATAGTACTGCAGCCACTGTCGTGCCTTGGCGATTGTCCATCCCCTGTCCGCGGGCCAGACAAGGCCAAAGTCTGCGATTGTTGCTTCGGTAACGACGCCGCGCGCGTTGCGACGCACTAGCACGTTCTTTGCCAACAGGTCTGTGTGGATAAGGGAAAACTTGTTGTGTAACGTTCCCACCTGTCGCTTCAGGTGCGACACGAGGGGCGTCGTGAGTTTTTCGCACTCGCGCAAACTCCCGTCCCAACGATCGAGCACCATTGCAAACATCCTTTGTGCAGGACAGTCCCATGCGCCAATAAACGCTGGACCAACGCCATACCGGTCGTACAGTCGCTTGCTAAGTACTGCTTCGCGCACGGCAGAGACTCGTGCCTCTGCGTCATCGTATCGTTGAAACTTGACTACGTACTTGCACCTGTCGTCGGTGCGTGTACACAACGAATGCACCGCACCGTAGCCTCCGCGTGCAAGTAACTCTCGAAGTTCAAGTCCCGAGCATGGCATACTGGCGTTGTGTTGCGAGAAGCATGCGTTGCGTTGAGCGATCCTCGACACTGGTCGCGACGGCAGCGACGGCGGCGACCGCGGCGTCGGCGACGGCAACGGGGCGGGCGTTTCTTTGCCAAACCGCCATGACCACTGTGCGTCGCCGCTGCCCTCGGGCTGGAACAGCCAAACCTCGGGGGCCAAGTCTGCTGCTGCGTAATGGCGCAACAGTGCGGCGACAATCGCACGCCCAAACGCCGCCCGTTTAGGAGTTCCGATGCTCACCGGTGCTTCAACCTCTTCCAGAATGCCAAAGAAACGGTCGTACACAGTTGCCTTGAACATCCCAGTCTCGATGGAGATGGAAAGAATGTTATGAGTTCCATTTGTGTGATCGATCATGATCGAAGTTGGCCCCTCGTCGCCGTCGCCGTCGCCGTCATCGTCGTGATAGTACTCTAACGCGTCTAGCGATCGTTGTAATGCCACGGGGAACCATGTACCGACACTCGTTTTTGCCGTGGCAACCGCGCGGGACGTCCCCGAGCCACGACGCCGACTGCCACCACCACCATCACCACCACCACCACCACCACCACCACCACCACCACCACCATCGGGGCTTGCTCTCTTTGTCGGTCTTGCCGCAGCAGCGATGATAGTGTTTCGTTTTCCCGCCGCCGCCGCCGTCGATGCTCTTGTGGCTTTCATCTACACGGGTGGACCTATGCCGCTGCCACACTAACCGAATGCACACAAAAAAGTGAATAGAAGCGTTTAACAGTCTACAACTCACAGCACCGCCTACGCCTACGCCTACGTCGACGCCTACAAGTCGTCGTCGTCGTCGTCGTCGTCGTAGTCGTCGTCACCACCGCCTACATAGTCAAGTTCGGCCTCGTCGTCAAAACGATCGTCCCAGCCACAGCGCATGTAGTTCTCGGCGTGCTGCTTCTTCTTCGTTGGCAGCAACTGGTGCTCGATGTTGGGTCTCACACCGCCGCGAGCAATGACGCCGCCGAGAAGCGCATCGAGGTCCATGTCGTTACGCACAGCAAGCATAACGTCACGCGAGGTGATGCGTAGCCTCCGGGTGCCATGGCGACGCTTCCTGTCACGCGACGAGTTGCCAGCCAACTCGAGTACCTCGGCAGCAACGTACTCGGCAACTGCCGCCAGGAAAACGGGCGCGCCAGCGCCAACGCGCTTGGCGCTTGAGCACGAGCGCAGTTGACGCTCGACGCGCGCCGGCGAGAACACAAGCCCCGCCCGCAGTGTGCGACCCGAGTGGCCCTTGCTCTTGTTCTTGCCGGCGGCCGTGGCGGTGCTGTTGAACTTTGTCAATGCCTTGGTTCCCTCGGCCAGGGCGTGCCGATCCAACTCAGGGGCGGGAAACACCTGCATCACCGCTGTTTGAATGTCACGCGCCGTCACCGTCTGCTTCTTGTTGGCCTGCGTCAGGTCGTTGGCCGCGTGGCATAGGCGGCTGACGACGTCCTTGATCATCGAGTCGATACTGCGCATCGCGTCCCACGTCAGGCCATGGCCCGGGTGCACCTGCTTCAGCACCTTCTCGATGTACGCGTCGTACCGGTTGGCGCCGCCGCGCTTCATCAGTGCCTTGCTCGCCATTGCACGATGAGTTTGTCGTTGCACGGGCCTGCTGTTTGCTTGTCGTCGGGTGGTGGCGCGCGTTCTACACTACGGTTTAGATTTTTTTGTTGACACCAGACGCCCACACGACGCGGCGCGCCACGACCGCTACCCGCTCTACCCGCACCACCACAACACATGGCGCAACAATGGCAAAATATATAGTCCCACAAAGCAACAGCGACGACATTGGCGACGGCGGCAACACGGGCATGACAGACATCAATAGCGCAACCTTCTCGGCACCGGCCAACGTCAAGGGCCTGACCGCGTCCAGGGGCGACTTGGTGTGTGCCACGTCCGACGGCACGGGCCTGGCGCGTCTCGCCGTAGGTCCCAACGGTCACGCACTCGTCGCCGATTCCTCGTCTGCCACGGGCCTGGCGTACGCCAACGTGGATTCGTTGATCGACGTGGGTATCTTTGGCGGCGGTGGCGGCGGCAGCACTTCGCTTCCTACCACGACCAAGGGCGACCTGGTGGTACACAATGGTGGTTCCAACACACGACTGCCCGTGGGCACAGACGGCAGTGTGCTGGTGGCGCGCGCTACGAGCAGTGCTGGCGTGGGCTGGGCTCGGAACGTACGGTACATTCACGCGTCGGCACCAGAACACCAATCGACAAAGTCAACGTCGTACACGACCGTCGACACTCTAATCTATCCGGGCGACGCCACGTCAACCATTTCTCGAATCCACATGACGCTGTACGTAGAGAACGACGCGGTGATGGATGCACGCGTCGTGCGACACGACACGGGCGAGGTTCTGGCAACAAAGACGGGCATCGACAACGAGAATGAGCAGGTGCATACGTTCTCGTCTCTGTCCGACGTGCCGTCAACCACAACAAACCTGCGTGTACAGATTCGCCGAGACTCGTCATCAAAGAACAAGCGGGTGTACTATGTCGCATGCAACCTTGAGATAACAGCGGTTTAACGAGGGGCTACAGCGCCGTGTTTTTTCTAGCGTTTACAACAACGACGACGACGACGACGACGACGACGACGACGACGACGACGACGACGACTAGAACAGGGTAGTGAGCACACACAGTCGATCGATGACGACACGCACCTGGTACAAGTGGGAGGTGTGGTGTCCGACGAGCGGCGGGTGGAAGTATGTGCTAACCGAGGGCGACGCGACAGAGCCCACCACGTGTCCCGACGGGCACCCTGTCACAGCGGGTCGCGCATCGGTCGTCGCCACACTGAGCGACAACGAGGTACGTGTCATCGAAGAGAACACAAAGACGGGGGGCAACTACGGAACGACAACGCAGCATATGCACGTCGACGCGGTCGACACGTACAAGACACAAGCGTGGTCATTTCCCTTCTCCATTAACATCCTGTCCATCCGTCTCAACACAACGTCGGCACACCTGCTCGACCGAGCCGCTGTAACACTCGCCCCCGACACGGTGATCGGCGCACTGGCAGCGGACGTCGGGGTCGGCGAAACGGTGCTGCCCGTCACCGACACTGTCGCCGCTGTCGCCGCGATTGGCGTGTACGTCAATCTGTACACACCGGGTGCGACCGATGCTGAGGACGTCGGCGTTGTCATCGCCATCGACAGGTCAACCACGCCCAAAACAATTACAGTGGAAACGCCCGTGTCACAGGCACTCGCCGCTGCCACACCGACGTACGTACGCCAAAACCACGTGGTGAACCCCGGATGGTACTTTGGACACGCGGGGCCCCATTCGTTTGGCGAGGACAAGATTGGCGCATCCTTTGTGCCCGCAAACACCACGTTGCTCCTCGAGTACTGGAACAACAATGGACTGGAAAAGGACCTCGTTTTTCAACTAAACTACCTACGCTAGACCATCACATCCTGGCACTCGCGTTTACACGCGCGTTCCCACCGCCGCAGAGACGAGCGCTGCCGGTCGACGCGCTGTTTGGCAACAGCAGCCTCACTGGGGTAGTACATGCGCATCAGCGGTCTAAACGTAAAACGAAGTTCAAACCGATGATCATCCAGGTCTGGCGTCTCCACTTGCCGTCGCGTGCACTTGCGTCTAAAACGCCTCCACGCGCGTTTCTGAACTTGTCGGCGTAAACGCTCATAGTACAACAGGCGACCCGCCTCACGCCTACTCAAGCGTCCAGGGCACTTTTGCCCTTTCTTTTGCCCCTCCATCGACACCACCACCACCACCACCCGTGCTTGTCTCAAGCACATGTTATTTTTCCTATCACGACGACGACGACGATGGCGCCGTGTCGCCATCACTGCCGTCGCTACTGGTAGAGTAGTCTTCGACGCTAGACATCCCGTCACCCGTGTGTCGCACTTCACGCCTCACCATTTCAAGCATCCATGGTGGTGGTGGAGGGGGTGACTGCGACGACGCGGTGGATAGCGACCCTTGTTGCCACACGTCGTCGCAGTCTACGCCATCGATGTCCCCGCCACCGCTGCCGCCGCCGCCGTCGTCGTCGTCCACACTGTTCGTAACACAGTCGTCACGCTGGCCACAGACACATGCGGCCCACGACGGTGACCACCGCCACTTCATGGTGGCACCGACTGACCTGGCCGCCAATCAACAACACGTCTGCATGCGCGCGCACGCGCAACAGACCCGAGCCCCGTGTTATTATAAAAGCGTTGCTGATCGAAAATCATACCAAAAATCATACACACACAGCCACGGACGCGTCGTGCCCGGTTCGATTGGTCGCGTGTCCGTCTGTGCAGGTCCTGCACACAACACGTCGTCATGAAGCGTGTATACGTCATTTGTGACATGGACTCGGTTTGGGACGCCGGCAGGCACGCTGGAGGCGACGCGCACTGGTATCCTAGCGTGGAACGCCTGATGCGGATTGTTCAGCACAAACTAGCCGCCTCTCCTGGCAACGACGAGTGTCACGACACTAGTGCTGCTGCTGCTGTGCACGTCCAACACGTGTTTACACACGGCAGCATCACGCCGCTGCCGATCGACGCCGTTGCGCCCACCAACCACACTCACATTGCGGCGACGACGACGTCATTTTCGAGTGGGGGCAGTGTTGGTTGTTGTGGTGCGAGAGACATGACTCTTGCATTGCACGCGTCAGACCTTCTCAGGTGCATCGTGTGGATGCGAGACCTGTTTGCGTTACTACCTCTGGCGTTTGTACACGCAATGATGGTGCAGGAAAGCCTCAGTGTGAACACTGCGTGTCGCACTCTTTGCCTTGGCACAGACCAACCCTGCGACGCACACACCGTGGCGCGCATGGCAGAGGTCATCCTAGTGAGTAACAACGATAGCGTCACTACTGCGCTCACCGAGAAGGGACGCCAACTATCGGTGCCAGTGCACGTGTTACATTGCGACAGAGCGCTAGTAGTGGCTATTAGGGGTCCTCTGGCGCCATGGCACGTAGCGTGTCAACGATTTCATTTCAATATGTCTCTTGTTGCGACGGTACCGGGGGACGACAATGTGATATCGGTGGTGCGCACCTGGCTTTGCGCGTCGCCGATTCCACTGCACGTATATCGGATCTCGTCGTTGCCGACGCACCGAGATTTGCTCGTTGCACCAGCCCGCGCCGCCGACCATGCAGTCTTTCACGATTACATTGTGAGGGCACTCTCTGGTTGCCTGTCACAGATGACGGTCATGATGGGAGACGACTATCTACACCGCAACGGGCTTGGCGTGTCGTCGTCGTCTGTCGAGTTTTGCGACGCCACGGACCTGTTGGGCACGGGGTTTGAATCACACACGTTTATTACTCGGCAGCAGCAGCAGCCAGTCATGGTGACAACAATGGCAGAAGCGGCAGCAGCGCCCGATCCGTCCTCGACCCTCCCATCGGCCCGTGCAATGTCGCCGGTGCGCCTCACTTGGCAACAAAAGGACCTATTGGCTGAAAGCGAACAGGCCGGGGGGCGCCCTAGAGAAACGGATGTGCAGAAACAGCAGCGTGCGCGTGAAATTGGCACCATTGGCGAACAGAGGGGACCCCGGCGTGATGCTCAGTCAGTGCCCGGGTTGCCAGCGGCAACGACAGCGACGATGACGACGACGACGACGATGACGACGACTCGTAGTTATCGGCGCTGCTGCTGGCGCGCTCGTTGTCGCGACCCCTCGAAATGTGACTATGCGCATACGCCAGAAGAGATTGCCAAACACGCTTCCCGCGGGTGGACCCGTTGTCGCAAGTATGCCCCTTGCTCTGACGACGAAAACTGTCGTGCGCGCAAGAAGCATCCGCTCGACCCGCGCAACTGCTCCTTTGCACACGGCGTGCGCGACGCGTATTGTCCGACGTGCGAGGCGCGTGGGGATCACTTTATGACCGAGTGCCCGCTGCGCAACGAGAGGATTGACACTGTCACGACACATTAATCGTCGTCACGTCGCCGCCGCCGCCGCCGCCGCCTGTCATCACAACATTGGTGCTGTCGTTGTCGGGTGTCACCGGTAGTAAAAGTCTCTGAAAGTCTCCAAACTGTTGGATCACCATGTGTGGCATCCGAGAAAGCGCGACGAGGTCTGCCTGGACGTCGTCGGCGGGGGGCTGTTCGTGCGTTGCGCGGATGTTGGCTAGGTGTGCGTCGTGTTTGTCGAGGATGGCGCCTATGGCCGACGCGGTGCCGTCGCCTGTGATAAACACCTCACGATACAACGTTGTGGCCATGGACATATACATGTCGCCTGCCTTCTCGTGTTGCTCGCGGCGCTGCTGTGGCGCCAGGTATTCTATAAACTTGTGTGTGCACGTGATGAGAAGGCCAGAGAAGAGCACGTTAAAGTATCGCAAGAAGGTCGCATGGTCGTCACTGTCGAGGAGAGAGTTTACGGCGATCACAGCACCACCGGCGACGATGCCCGCGGCGGTCGTTACAAGCAACACGTACTTCCAAAACTGCTGGCGGCGGTAATGGTAACGCGCAAACAGGTAGCGTCGTGTGACCATTGTTGCGGCCTGTCGGTCGACGCGTCGCAACGTGTCGGGAACGAGGTGTTCGACAAGGGACGATGCGCCCCCGGGGCACGTCGCCGCCGCCGCCGCCGCCGCCATGGCCGCTCGTGATGGCCCGGTGGACCCGTGCTGACGAAATAACCACCTCGGCGCTCGTGAGTTTATCGAGGGTGATCAACATCGACACCGTGTCAGGTACAGGACAACGTCGTGGCACGGGGGACTAGAGTGCGGCGGCAGTGTCGAACCAGGTGCGGTGGTAACGGTAGAACATAATCGACAGCGGGGTTGACGACGTCTCCGCCGGCCGTAGTAGTAAACGCATCCGCGTCCGCGTCCGCGTTCGAGTCGGCGTCGCACGTCGCGGCGCGTTTTGCAGCACGTGCCAAGCCCCGCTCAGTCGGCGTCTGGTACGGCGCCACTGGCGTTTTGCGCCGACGAAAGTCAAAGCGGTCTTGGCTCAACC